TGACGTTCTTACAATCATTGGTGGTCGTGAGCTTTCACGGACTACAGACTTTGTTACAGCCGGGGATCTTCTGGCTTCTAGCTTAAACGAACAGCTAGACAGTAACGTGATTATGACCCAACAGCTTGATGAGAAGCTTGGGCGTGGCTTGTTTGTGAACCCTGGTGATGTGTTCACTGACCTAGAGCTTCCTCTGAAGGATGATCGCAAAGGTACAGTTCTTGGGTTCAATGCGACTACGGGTGACCCAGAGCCAGGTCCAGAGATTGCTGATGTCGATTCACTAGCAGCAATCTCTGCTGACATTAAGACACTTGCTGAGATCCAGGACGGTACGGTTGCGACTGACGCTATTACAAACGTCAACACGATCCGGGCAAATGTCACCACGGTATCCGGCATCTCAGGCAATGTAACAACTGTTGCAGGGATCAGCTCGGACGTTACTACGGTTGCGGCTGATGGCACTGACATTGGGCTGGTTGCCGGATCTATCAGCAATGTAAACAATGTCGGCGGATCTATTTCAAATGTTAATACGGTCGCTGGCTCTATTTCTAATGTTAATACGGTTGCTGCTGACGGTGCTGACATTGGGACGGTTGCTGGGATTTCTAGCAGTGTCACAACTGTTGCCGGTATTAGCTCTGATGTTACGACTGTAGCGGCTGACGGTACGGACATTGGCAATGTTTCCGGTTCAATAGCAAATGTTAATACTGTTGCGACAAACATTTCATCGGTAAATACAAACGCAACAAACATTGCAGACATTCAAAACGCTTCAACTAATGCTGCAACTGCAACTACTAAAGCAGGAGAAGCTGCGACAAGCGCAACTACAGCAACAACTCAGGCTGGCATAGCAACGACTAAAGCTGGGGAAGCTGCTGCATCTGCAACTGCTAGTGCGACTTCTGCCTCTGCATCTGAGGCTGCTAAGGATGCTGCTCTTGCTGCGCTAGATAACTTTGATGACCGTTATCTTGGAGCCAAGGCTTCCGATCCTACGCTAGACAATGACGGGAATGCTTTAGTTTCTGGAGCATTATATTTTAATACGACTGACGATGTGATGAAGGTATATGACGGAAGTTCATGGCTTGCTGCTTATGCTTCTCTGTCAGGCGCTCTGCTTGTTGCTAACAACCTGTCCGACTTAGCTTCGGCTTCTGCTGGCCGGACTAACCTTGGCCTTGGTACTGCTGCCACTTCTGCTGCCACAGACTTTGTTGCTGTGACTGGCGATACCATGACTGGTGGCCTCAATATTACAAGTGGCAACCTGCTTGTGGGGACTACTTCTGACTATGCTGAGAACGTACAAGCTGCTTTTTATGGAGCAAGTAACGGTGGTATTTCATTAGCCAGCGGCACAAGTGGTTTATCTCGGTTGATGTTTGCTGACGGTGTTGCGGGTACGGCAGGGGCTTATGTTGGCTCAATAATTTACAGCCATGCTGATGATAGTTTACGTTTCAACGTCAATGGTGGCACAGAGCGTATGAGGCTGGATGCGAGCGGTAACTTGCTGGTGGGTAAGACGAGTACAGGATTTGGCACTTCTGGTATAGAGTTAAGAGCAGATAACACTTTATTTGTAACACGCAACAACAACACCCCAGCGTACATAAATAGACTTACTGGCGATGGTAACATTGTGGAGTTTGCCAAAGACGGCTCCACTGTGGGGAGTATTGGGGCAGTTAGTGGCCGTACATTTCTAAACTCCCAAGGCGGTGCTTTATCACTTAGAACCGCTGGTTCTGATAGAATACAGGTAGAGTCTACATATGTATATCCTCAAACAGATAATTCTTATGATTTAGGTTCATCAGGACACCGCTTCAAAGATCTCTACCTCTCTGGCGGTGTCTACCTTGGCGGCACTGGGTCGGCTAATAAGCTGGATGACTATGAGGAGGGGCTGTTTACCCCAACTACCACCCCAGCCACTAGCGGTACAATAACTCTTAGTAGTGCTGGCGATAGGCTTTCTTATACAAAAGTGGGCCGATTAGTTACTATTTCAGGTATGATAAATGTTAGTTCCGTAAGTAGCCCAGTCGGCTCTTATGTGCATATAAATAACCTTCCTTTTACAATTCAGGCGTTAGAAGACACAGCGGGTCGTTCAGGTCAACCGATTACTTTTGGAGATAACTCTGCGGGAACATATGTCTCCGTAGGCACAATAGCCTTAACAGGCAGCACTCAAATTCGTGTTTACAGGGATGCCTCAACAGTTGCAGCAGGTGACGATTTTTACGTTTCCTATTCATACTTTACTGCATAACCACCCCTGTTGGATCACAGGGTAGTCAGTCCAACCATCACAGGAGATAAACGATGGCACTAACAGAAGAAACAGTACAAGACAAAATCGAGATCGTATCAGTACATAAAATGGTACAGGTCAGAACAGCCGTGGTTATCAAGCGTGACGATGTAGAGATCAGCCGATCCTTCTCGCGCCATGTAGTAGCGCCTAACGATGACATCACAGGCGAAAGCGCAGAGGTTCAAGCCATCTGTGCAGCCGTACACACACAAGCGGTTAAGGATGCTTACGCCGCCCATCTAGCCGCACAGGAGGTTTAACCTATGGCCGTAGCTTACACTTGGACTATCTCCACTTGCGAACACGACATCGCAACAGGTGGCCGTGAGTTCTTTATGGCGCGGCTGAAGGCAGCACTGAAACAACCGGAAGAAGAAGATGGATAAAAGAACAGTAGCATCAGCACATGAACGGATCGACAACATGGAGAAGCAAGTCATTGCAATTCAAACTGAGATGAAGATCCAATTCAAAGATTTGTTTGGTCGCGTCAAACGAATGGAAAGCATTATGCTTGCAACTACAGGTTCAATCATTGCGCTCTTACTCGCAGTCCTGACGAAGATGGGATAGAGATTAGCTGTGGCTGTACTTGAAACCATAGCCGCAGCTAATGCTGCCTACTCTGTAATTAAAAAATGCTTAGAGAATGGCAACGAGGTCAAAGGTCTTGTTAGCCATGTTGGTAAGTTCCTTACTGCTGAAGATGATCTAAAGGAAGCGGTAAGACGTAAGAAGAATAATCCAATTACATCTATTACTGGTGGTGAAGAGGGCGATTGGGAAGAGTTCCAAGCTCTTGAGGACATCAAGGAAAAGCGCCGTGAGCTAGAGTCTTGGTGCAGATTATATGGCCCTCCTGGTACTTGGGACAGATGGCAACAGTACCAAGTCGAAGCGCGGAAAGCTCGCCGTGCTGCACAAAAGCAAAGAGAAAAAGAACGTGAAGAGCTTGTTGAGCTTATCATGTATTCACTTGCAGGCCTGCTGGCTATTGCTGGTATGATTGGTGTTGTTGCTGTCATCGGTAGATACATGGAGAAGTGGTGATGTGGGTGCTGGTTTGGTTGCAACTTGCGGGTGGCGTGACGCACTTTGAGGTTGGTCAATACGAATCAGAAAAGATTTGCTTTGAGGAAAAGCTACGGGCATCTATTCTTGTGACAAAGAACAACGAGTATCTCTATTGCTTTAAGGTGAAACTATGAACGACAAAGAAATCATAAGCCTGTTCGATCAGAATATTGAGCTAATAATTGAGGGCTTGGCAGCAAAGTCGGGGCGTCAGTTTTTGGATGTTTTGCAGCTTCTTCAGAAAGCGAGGAATCAGAAATGACGTTTGATAAGTATGACGTAAACAAAGACGGTAAGATCGATGAGGTTGAATGGCAGAAGCTTGCCCTGGAGGATCGTTGGAGAGAGCTTAATGACGCCGATTCTAAGCGCGACACACAGCGCCGTTTAACTGTTGCCTGCGCTGCTGGTATGCTTCTATACCCTTTCGCCATTGTAGCGGCCTCTGCGTTGGGCCTAGACACTGCTGCGGATCTAATTGCTGACATTGCTACAGTGTATGTGGTTGCTGCTTCGGGTGTGGTTGCTGCTTACTTCGGGTTCAATGCGATGGAGGCAAAGAAATGATAGGTCAGATCTTAGGATCGCTTGGCGGTCTGGCTACCAGTTACATCGATGGCAAAACTGCGGTGAAGAAAGCGGAAGCCGAAACGAAAATGAAGATCGCTACCGGGGAAATATCCTGGGAGCAGGCTGCAATAGAGGCTAGTCGTGACAGTTGGAAGGATGAAGCCTGGACGCTATGCTTCATTGCAATCGTGCTGGGGAGCTTCATACCTGGGTTACAGCCGTACATGGAGCAGGGCTTTAAGAACTTAGAGGCTGCACCAAGCTGGTTTTCATGGGCAATGTATGCTTCGATTGCTGCATCGTTTGGAATCCGTACAGTAAAGGGTTTGAAAAAGTAATGGAGAATATAAAGCTTCCCCTTGCTCTCGTTGCTGCGATGGCTGTTCAGCTTGCTGCTGGTGTGTGGTGGGTAAGCCAGCAGGCGGCAACCATTGCCAGCCTTGAAGAGACTGTCGGCCAGATTGGTTCGCGCATGGCGATTGAGGATAACATTAATCTCAAGCGTGATGTGCAGGACAATGCAATGGAATTGCAGTATGCCTTTGATGAGATCGATGAGATCTGGGATGAGCTTGCATCTATGACAATGGCTATCGGAGAGATCAATAAGATTAAACAGCGTGTGGCTCTGATTGAAAATGATCTAAAGTATATCGGTCGAGACCACTTGGATATGAAAGGTGGAATGGAATGAAAGAGAACTTTGGACACTGTTTAAGAATGCTTTTGAAACACGAAGGCGGCTTTGTAAATCATCCAAAAGATCCGGGTGGAATGACTAATCTCGGTGTGACCAAGGCTGTCTATGACAAGTGGATTGGCCGGGAAAGCACTGAGCAAGAGATGCGAGACCTGACGCCTGATGACGTAGCTCCGATCTACAAGAAAAACTATTGGGATAAGGTGCGCGGTGATGATCTCCCAAGCGGCGTTGATTGGTGCGCATTTGATTGGGCTGTAAACTCTGGCAGCGGTCGGCCAGCTAAGGCTATTCAACGTGCCGTTGGAGCGAAACAGGACGGGGCAATCGGGCCTATGACATTGCAGGCTGTTGCTGACTTAGATCCAGACAGGATCATTGAGTCTGTGTATCATACTCGGCAGAAGTTTTATGAAGGGCTAAAAACCTTTGAGACTTTCGGCAAAGGATGGACGCGAAGAAACAAGGAAACTCTTGAAACGGCCCTTGAGATGGCAACGAAACCTGTATAGAGAAATTGAGCGGGTGGTCCAACATTGTTTGTTGGTTAACGTGCTACCGAATGCGCCACCATTCACACGGCCACCCGCACGATCTTTCTTAGAATATAATTGCTACCAGGGCCATTACGGCAATGCCACTGGCAAAGCCTGCAAACGCGCCTACCGCGCCTGCAATCTCAATCTTCTTCTTTACTTCTTCCTCGCTCATAACGATCCCCCAACTTTAGTTTTCTTATTTATCTGGCGCTGATGCTCCTGCCATTTGGCTGCGTAGATTAACTCATGTTTGATGGCGTAATCCAGATCGCTCTGAAGTATGTCACGAAACCTTTTCTTTAGCTTTCTTTTGTAATGGCCCTTTGAAGTATCTCGCCTAATGCGAATAGGCTCTCTAGCTGCTGCTTGAGGTTGTGCCGGTTCTGTTTTTTTGCGGTCTCTATCATGATTGATAGTTGACGTTGGCTTCGGGCCAATGCCTGCTTGCCTTCTTGGTT